CAACACATACCCATCAATATTTTTTTCTGTAGGGTTTACAAAGTTTAATGTAACATTTGTTTGTGTAGCGGTAGCGTTATTACTCATAGTAAACTGAGTAGTACTATTTATCGTAGTTATTCTAGTACCTTCTGGTATTCCATCTCCATATACATGCAAGCCTACAACTATAGCTGTGTTAGCAACATGTGCAACTGTAGCTGCTCCGTCGCTTGTGTCTGTAGTGCTATCAGTAAAAGAAGTAGTACCACAATACTTAAATGTAGTTTGACCATCTGCACCAATAGATATAGCTGAACCTGCAGCGTTTAATGTAGAAAAATTAGTAGAATTATCAGGCATTCTAATATCCCCAATAGGATTTACAAAACCTGGGTTTAGATTTCTGTCATAAAACAATATACCAAACCTGTACACTTCACCTCTTTGGTATCCTTTAAAGTCTTTTACAAAAAGAGGGTTTTTATAATTATCATAAAATCCATCTGCGCCTTCTCTTCTTAAGTTTTGAGAAAACAAAGGAGCTTTATTATAGCTTGTAAAGTTTTTCTTTAGTTGGTCGCCACTGTCGAAAATTCCAGAATTTTCTCTTTGGAAGTATGTACAATCAGATAAAGGAAACTTTTTAGTATTAAAAGTTACTCTTACTCCTGTACCTGTAGCAAAACCATCAGACTCTGCACCAGGTATAAAAGCATCAGAGTAATCGCTTCCTTTCAAATACCCATAATAACCAATGTTTTCAAATGAAGATATACCATCATCATAAATAACATCTTTTCCTAAATCAGTATTTATTAATCCATCTTGTTTTTCCCAAGCATTTGTATTTCTATTTCTCCTGTAAGACTTTACTCTAAAACTTTCTGTAATATCACTTAAGTCACTAGATAGGTTTACTGCAAATAGTCTATTATCTTTTATTGCTAAGTCTTTACACGTGCTCCAAACGGTTTCTGTTTTAAATATTTCAGCTATACTTATTTCAGTGGTTGTTTCATTACCGTTATGTACATAAGTAAACTTACCGTCTTCTACTAAACCTGAACCTATAATTCTAGGTTGTATAGACCCTATCTCATCTATGTATAAAATATCAATAATTTCAACTTGAGAAAAAGCACTTGATATTCCGTCTACTTCTATCTTTACACTAGAATTAGAAATATTATTAGCTCCTTCTGGAGGGCCACCTTTTATTTCGTGGTAATCTGCTATTCTACTAGTTTTAGCTACATGAATAGGTTCAGATATATTAGATATTTTTGAAAGCTTACCATCTTCTGACTTAAGCCTATAACAGTAAGAATGTGAACCACAACTTACCGAACCGCCTGTAAGTATAGAAGTAATGTTAGGGGCTTTCTGATATTTACTGTTAAAAACATTAAGCTCATTAGCAGATGTTAAATTCTGATAATAAGATACGGACTCTTTTAAGTTTACAGTTCTTAAAGGGTTTGTTCCATCAGTCCAGTATAACCTGTGAAACTTTTCATTCTCTTCAGATTTTTCTGTTCTTACCAATGTTTTAGCAGTAAAACCTAAATCTAGCTCTCCAAATATAGTTTCTGCAGTAGTAATAGTTCCATTATCAGCTACAGATAATTTTATAATATTATCTTTTCCTGTAGCAGCATTATGACACAAAGCAATCATGTAATCGCTAAACGTTTCTAAACCAACTATTTGGTAACTAGTACTACTAGAGTTAGTAGCAAATGTCATGGTTTTGTTTGCTACAGTATATCCGTTACCATTATTTGTGGCTGCAGTTACACTACCAAAAGCTGCACTAGTAATTACGTCAGCAGTAGAGGTCCTTGTCATCGAAGGAACAAAACTTACTGTTTGGTCAGTTTTAGAAATAAAATATATAGCATTTTCTCCTGAGTTTGTAGCTACAGTAAGTAAATTGTTTTTAGTTGCATTAGAATAAGCAAGTGCTATATATGTAGTAAGTAAAGCAGAAGCGTAGCCTAATATAGTAATATCGCTATCTGTTCCTGACCAGTTGTCACTAATTGAAGTTACAGAATCACTTCGAGTTTCTATACCAAACGTAGTAGTAAAGTCTAAAGACGTATCTACAAGGCTACCTCTTTCTGCTAGAGTGTATCCAACATAAGATTGAAATGTAGCTGATTTTTCTTGAGCTGTAGCTGCTATAGAGTAATCTCCTATCGAGGAAGAGTAATAAGGTATTAATTGAAGAGTTTTGTCTGCTATTGATATGTTGACATCAAACGCAGCTTTAATTGCAGCAGAGCCTGTAGTTTCCACTTCAGGGTATATTAGCTGATTAAATGCGTTTATGATTAAAACTTCCTCATCTGTACTTTCACCATCTACATGATAATAAGTGGTAGAGTGTGTTGCACCTCCAAATGTAATAGATGCTATAATGTTGTCAATGTATCGACTTACAACGTAGTTTGTACTACCAATCGTTCTAGTATCAGTACTAAGTGTACCAAAAGTTAAACTGCTAAAAGTTTTTTGTGCGTCAGATAAGTTTCTAGCTAAAGAATTACCTTCAGCTGAGTTTAAAACAAACAAATTATCTTGCTTAGTCATTAAGCGAGCATTAATTGCAGTTTTATAACTTTCGGATGGCAGTAAATTAGGGTCTATATCTGATTGCATCCCTTTAGTAAAGGAATTTGGTTTTTTATTAGACTCTGCCATAATTAAAATAATTTACGAGTTGTATCTCTTGTAGGTTGTAATGAGTTCCAGTATTTACCTATATTTCTCCATTGCTGTTTAGAAGGCATATTGTCTTTACCTCTAGCTTGAGCACATAAGTTGGACCATTCATTTTTTAAGTCTTGGTATACATACCTAGGAAGTTTTTGGTTATAATACTCTCTTCCTTTGTACTTGTACATAATGTAAGCAGCTATAGCGTCTTCATGTGCAGCCGATATAGTTGGGTAACCATCATCATCTGTGCTTATAGCTTCGTAATGTAATTTTATAATAGTATTATCAGAAACGTCAATATTTAAATAACCTCCTGAAGAATAACAGTTTGCAGCATCGTAGTCACCGTTTTCTGAAAGTATTTCTATTGTATTTATAAAGTCTTCTGGTAATAGAACCTTTTTACTTGTAACTGTTAGTGTTGCTATTTTTTTGTCAAACGTAAGATAAGAACCAATTTTCTTTTCCGCTTCAAAAGACCATTCTACAAAGTTGTGAAACTCTTTTGCTGCGTCTTGTATACCTAAATTACGTATTACTGCTGCTACCACTTGCTTTACACTAATTTTAGGACTTCCTTTCATCTTAATTATTTATTAATGCTTTAAATCTTGTTAAAGGTAACACTTTATATTTACTGTGTTTGTAGGGTCTATCCCACATTACCTTTGTATACTCGTCATCAAGTATAGGTACTTTGTACAATACTATCTTATTTTCTTCTTTAGATTTTGCGTGGTCTATACGTACATGAAAAGGTCTTTTATGAGGAAACCTCTTTAAATACATGCTACCAAGATTTAGAGGCATTTTAAGAACCTCTTGTTCTTTTGCTATAACATTAGTCCACTCTTCTAAAAAGCTTTCTAGAATCGCATAAAACTCGCTATACGATAACATTCTATCCTTAGTAGTACCACTTACTCTAATATCTTTTCTTATAGAGTCGTATATGTCTTTTAAAGTGGTGTACTTACTTCTGTATTGTTTACTATACTCCTGGCTCTTTTGATTGTGCATTTTCGTCTACTTGGTTGTTTGGTGTCTTAGCGTTATTAGATAGCATTACGTTAAACTCTAACTGTAATACGTTTTGCACTAATAATGGAATTAATTCTTCAGGTATTGGGTATTCAGTTACCTCATCACTTGTATAAGATGATACAGTTGTAGGGTCTGAAAATACACCATTAATCTCTAAAGCACCATCACTAACTATTGATTCACCTTCCCAAACGTAAAGCTTACGGTCTGACAAAGTTGCAATCTTGCTGTTTGCCTTTAGTATAAACCTAGAATTGTTAATAAACATTCTATCGTGGTTTTGTACTATAGGAAGAGGCACATAAGAAGAGTCTACGGAAGTATCATCTTTATAAGCAATACTACGTATAGCTCTATTGTCGTTAAAACCTACCAATCCAAGAGTAATACCACTTGCGCTTGGTGATACTGCTTCTACTTGAAATATAGAATTAGATGCTTTCTTTCCGTTATCTGTGTATTGGATAAGTAAATTAGCTCTATGGTAATGTACCATAAATTTAATTTGTCTTAAAGATACATCTGAATCGTCAGATGCTACACCCCCAGAGATGAGGTTTTTAATGTTGTACGCAATTTCGTTTAATGTAGCCATAGTCTTTAATTAATAAGAAAGGGCAAAGTAAGTTAACCCTACCTCACCCTTTCTAGAAAGCAGGGAGCAAAAAGCATCGTTATACTCGTCGTTCAGTTATTTCTGCCTGAATCAGTTGGTATCTTGGGTCTCCCAATGTCGCCAAGATTTTACGAGCTGCAATCTGACATACCTCTTCATGGGTAGTCGCATCTAAGTTAGTAAACAATGTTGTATGCTGTAAGTAAGTAAAAACACAAACAGTTGCTGAAGCAAACCCAATAGAGTTTACATTACCACCCTGAAAGTAAATAACAGGGTTAGAAGAATCAGCTTTATTAAAAGGGTCATTTAAGTATGCACTTATATCACCTATCTGAACTACTTTTACATTTACATTAGGAGAGGTTTTTACATAAGCTGATAAAAATCTACCGTATGTGTCATCTCCGTCTAATGTACCTATAGCACTAGCTGTACCATCTACTAAACTTACGTCTTTAGATATAACTAGTTTTTGTAGTTTATCTCTACTATCTTGTGTAGTTTCAAAAGCACCATAATATTGCTGAATGAACTCTTCTGTCGCCATTGCTAGAAAAGCATCTAAGTCTCCGTCGATAAAGAAAGCCGTAGCTTCACTATCTATAATGTTTCTAATCCTAGTTCTAGCAGCAGCTGCATCCATTTTACTTACGCTTTAGCATTCTTTTTATTAGGTAATTTCTCACCTCGAATTTCGTTCTTCAATATAGCTAAAATATCTTTATGCTCTTTTAGCCAAACAAGCACTTGTTCTTCGTTAGTTCCAATAGCTTCTCTACCGTAATAGAAGGTATCATTTTTGTAACCTATTTTATTAGCACTTAGTGCTTGAATAAAGAACACTCTTAAATCTTTCTCTGGGTCGAAATGAGTTTCCATAAAACCTTCTGCATCTACTTGTGCTAGTTCTATAAGTCTTGCTCTCAAAACATCCATATCAGAGTTTAGGTTAAACCGCTTAAGAGTGGCAAACTGTATTACTTCTTTATCAGTCATTTTAGCAGCTTCAATAATTGCCCTTGCTGAATCTAAAGTATTTTTAGTTTTTACCTTTTCTATTGCAGTTAAATCTTTTCTTACCCATCTGCCACCTAAAACATCTGGACAGTTCTTTAAAAAATTATCAATAAGAACATGGGTTTCATTGCTCATGTCAAGTAAAACTGATGAGCC